CTACCGGTTTTCTGCACGAAAAGGATTTGATGCCTCCAGTTTGCGAACCTTCTCGTTTGCCATGTTCAGACGGTTCTTGGTCTTGTTGATCTCAGCACGAAGTTCCTTTCCCTCTGCGGACTTTTTCTGCTCGGTGGACATTTCCTTGTACTGTGCCTCAACATCCTTCAGGTGGGCTTCCAGACCGTCAGCCTTCGCCACAGCATCCCGGTACCGCTGCAGGTTCACTTTCTGCGCATCGTTCTTTCCCTCTACCGTAGGATCAGTCAGCAATGTCCGGGCAGAAAGATCCGGCCCAGCCGCAAGGCGGTTTCTGCGGTTGTCAGAATCGGTCGAAGAAATCTGCTTGACTTTTTCCTCAGGATTGCTTATAGTATCTATAGAACCGTATTTGGTTAATGCTGACGGCAATTGTAGCCCGAGCGCCTTTAACCATTTATCGGTTCTATTTTTATTGTCATTGACATAATATATTTTCGAATTGTTGATTAAACCTTGAACATTACTTTTTCTTCTTCAATAAGCACTTGTTATAACTGCATAATCTAATATGTCGCCAGATTTTGTTTCAGGGTTGAGCAAAACAGAATTCATAACAGGTTTATTGCCGCTGGTATGCACCTCACCAAAAAGCACTATGCTGTTTTTAACTGTTGCGGACTCCATAATTAGGACTGGATCTTCTAACAACTTAACAGCATCCTTTATAATATCCAGAGTCATTGAACTGTTATCTGTCAGTATTTTGTCTATTTTTGACCCGCCAAAATAAATTTTATAGTCTTTTACACCTATACTTTTTAACAGATCTGTGGTGGTGCCCACCAAAAATCTTTTACCACTTACTTTCTTTGCTCATGTGTCGTATTGTCAAACCATTGCTGCAATTCTGAGAAAAATGATTTGCTCACCGCGAATCGCACATTTCCGCCACCCTCACCGGTGGTGTTTATTTCCTTCAGCATATTGGCAGACTTGATGGTGCCCAGTCTTTCGGCGGCATTGGTGTCTACCAGCATCCGGGAGCAAGCTTCTGCGGCAATCTCTTCGATAGCCATCTCACGGGTCATGTTGACACGCTTGCTTTCAGGCAATGTCTTGTCATGGGCATTTGACAAAGCAATCTGCTCACCGATCATTTCCTCTACATCCATTCCTGCTTTGCCGTACTCGGAAAGAAGGAATTTAACAAAAGAATCGTACCCCTTCTGATCGCCAACCCTCGCTCTGTGGAGAAGCTCATGACCAAGGGTAAATGCCATAGCAGTTTCCTTGCCCTCCCGTGTGGTAAGGTCTACCTTAGAAGCCACATTCAGGTAAATCGTGTCGGACTCATAATCGTAGAAACCCGTTGCCTGTGAATCGTTGTCACGGTAGAGAGCGATATCAACACTCAGGCTGGGAGCAATCTCGGCCGAAAGCTTTGCTGACAATTTTTTGTCCGGGTTTTTGGGGATCAAGGACAACACCTTTTCCAAATCAGGATGGTTCAGGATTTCGTTTGCCACCTCTGCGGTCATCCCTTCGATTCCCGTGACAAAACAGAATGCTTCACCGGCAAAAAGAAAAAGCCCATCCTTTCGGATGGGCTTGGCGGAGAAGGAGGGATTTGAATTATTATCTATTGTTCAATATGATACTATTTCAGTGCTTTTTCTTCCCTTTTCATAAGCTATTTTGCTATAGCCCACCACAAAAAATTACAACATTTCAAACGGATAAGGGAAAAAATAAGGGAAAATCTTAGTAAAACCCTCCCTGGATTCATTGACACAGGGAGGGTAATATTATGTATTCGTTTTCTTGTGGTACTGTGCGGAGCTGATGCCCAACACAATGCCAAGGAATGTAACCACAGCTGTGATTGTGCCGACCACCTGGTCAGCATAAGGGAAGTCCCAAATGCCTGCCAGAGCAAAGTACAGGGTGCCAATCGCAGGCAGAACCACCGTAGTGATCCACTTCAGTACATCATACATTTTGTTACTCATGGCGTTTCCTCCTTAATTGGGAATGTGGAATTTCTTCAGGTCTTTGATATCATGCTCAGCGTTATCCATGCGACCCTCAAGTTTGTACGTGCGATCTATGAGGTTGTTGTGCTTACTGACCTTCTCTTCCAGCTGAGAGATGCTATACTGAGTCAGCTTGTGAGCAGCAAGGATGCCGAATAAACTGCCCAGCAGGGTTCCGGCAAAGCCCAGCAGGGCTACGATAATAGCATTATCCATCGGTATCACCCCTTACTTCATGCCCAGAAGCTTCTTCCAGGTCTTGTTCCGGGCAGTGATCTCACCGTCCACCCAGCACTTGTTCGCCTTCTGGAAGGCACACACCGCTGCCGTGAACATGGGGCCTGCGATGCCATCAGCTTCGCCCACCTCTGTGTAACCAAGCTCCTTCAGCCATCTCTGCACAGGCTTCACGGCTGCGTGTCTGCGGTTTTTGCCTGCAGACAGGGTTACTGTCTTGGCGATTGTTTCCGGTCCAGCGATGCCATCCACGGACGCACCGCAGGCCTTCTGTACATCACGGATGAACTGCTCCTGCGTGTAGGCAGGTTTAACTACCTCAGTTGCGTACTTTGGTCTGCCGTAACCGCAGATCTTAGCATAACCAAGAGGATAGGTTTTCTCGCAGACACCGCCGCCGTTGGATACCACACCGGATGCACAGGAGGTGTTGCCCTCGATGATGTAGACCTTGCCGTTTTCCACCTTGGACACGATACCGGTGTGGTACTCGTTGCCCTTGGTGCCGAAGTAAGCCTGATCACCAACCTTCGGAGTGGTATACCATCTGCCAGCATCACGATAACACTTCGCTGACCATGTACAGCCAGCACCATAGAGACCGATCTGGTAAATGGTTTCCTGTGCCAGTTTCGGATCTCTGCCGGAGGCGATCCAATGACACCAGTCGTTGAATACCTCGCACCACTCGTAACCATTCTTACTGGCCTGATAGTAGCCGGCAGCGTGGAGGTCCCTGGCATATTTGCTGTAGTTCTTGCCACCAGCATTCCCGGTCTTGCTGTCCAGGTTTGCATTGGACTTTTTCTCCAGGTAGCCAATCTCACCTCTGGCAATGGCTACCAGTTCTTTTGCTGTGTATCCCATAGTTATTCCTCCTTAAATGTTTCCGCCAAGGCTATTGACGGCATTTGTCAATTTTTCGATGACTGCCACAGGGTCTGCCCTTCCGACTACGGTAATCTCCACGGCATTGTCACCGGAATATGCGAATACATTGTTCATCCCCTTCACCGCCGTTACAACAGCCTTCCCGTCAGCTCCCGCTGCAGTGCTGCTACAATACTGCTCATAATCGGTTGCTTCAGATCCAATTTCGATTTGCAGATTCTCATTCTTATTACCAACCGCCACAGAAAAAATCATATACATTGCGCCACTCGGCACTTCGATGTTTTCTCCTGCTCCACCAGATATGAACGTTTTGTCAGACTTATAAAATGCCATACCGGGTCTACTTGCACTTGTCGGTGCATAATTGAATGTTATGTACTGCCCTACAAGGTGATGGACAGGAATGTAGCCAGTTCTTAAATAATTGGAGCTTGTAGAAAATTCACCGCTGCCTCGGTCCACATAGCCGGTATTGTTCGCAGGATATGTGACTTTATTATACAGATTTTTACCGCAGGCAGTCACGGTGAATCCCCCAGCACCGGCAGCCGTTACCTCCAGCGGATATCCCTCAACCGGCTCACACTGCACCAGAGTATCCTTTTCCTTAAAGGAGGGGCACAGCTTGTCCACGATATTTTTGCTTGACCAGGCAGCAACACCAACCGTGCTGTCATCGATCAAAGCAGTTCCCGATTCTCCCTGGGGGCCCTGTGGACCTTGCTCGCCCTGGGGACCTTGAATGCCCTGGGGACCTTGAATGCCCTGGTCTCCCTTTTCACCCTTATCGCCTTTCTCTCCCTTATCTCCCTTGGGACCTTGCTCGCCCTGGGGACCTTGAATGCCCTGGGGACCTTGAATGCCCTGGTCTCCCTTTTCACCCTTATCGCCTTTCTCTCCCTTATCTCCCTTGGGACCTTGCTCACCGGGAAGGCCGTTGAATTCTCCCTTGTCCCTGGCCGTTTCCAATTCTTCCGCTACATCATTTGCGTTTTTAATGGCTTCTGTAGCTTCAGTAACAAGCATCGTAAGTGCATTAAACTCATCGGAGGACTCAACCTCGTCACCTTCGTTGTAAACCGTATCCTGCACATTGATGGTAAATTTAGGACTGGTGATCAGTTTTCCGTCTGCACCGTAAAGCTTGATCTCGCAGTTAATACGCCCTGCAGCCGCCACAGTATTATCGGTAAATGCGTAGATAATTGTATTCTGTGAGATCGTGCAATCGTTATACAGCACGTTCCCGTCAGTCTTTTTTCCTGTGAATACCGCAGTGCAGTCTTTGGTAATCACATAAGGAACACCACCGTCTACCAGAGAAACAATAATCACACGCCCGGTGTCACCCCGTTTTGCATGGATGCTTACGCTCGATCCTGCATCGTGCACGTCCAGCGATATCCGGGTTATGGAATCATTCATATCTATTACCTCCTTTGTGTCAACATAATAACAAACGACCCTGGGGTATTTCTATCCCAGAGCCGTTCTGTTTTTTAATTAGTGCCAGGGTGTATCTTTGAGATCGTTCTCAGCATAGCCTTGCGCCCGATAAAGAGCATCCTTTTGGCTTCTGGACAGTTTCAAAGAATGGATCAGATCCACGACCTTTTTCTTTTTGCTGCCACTTTTGACCTTGCCGGTTTTCGGATCTTTGTCTCCGGTGATACCGCTTGCCTTGCTTTTGAATCCCAGATAGGTTTCGATATCGATACCTGCAGGTTCCGCATGCATGAAAAAGCTTTCCGCATCCGAAGCCGTGATATCCACCGTGGGATTGGCCTTTTCCAGATCCAGAAAATCGATGTAGGCCTGAGCACCGGCACGGTCTTCTCCCTCGATATCCATAACCCATTGCACCAGATCTCTTTCAGAAATCTTGCCTCCCCGATATTTCCGGACACGGCTGCTCCAGGGGAATCCGTATTCCTTTTCAAAGTCCCACTTTTTAACATCAGACTCCCCTTTGTCGGTGTGGTCATTCAGCATCTTTACAGCCTGATCACGGGTAATCTCACCGTCCATGTAGTGCTTGCCCACTTCCGTTGCAAACGCACTGGCAATGGCATCCTTCGCTTCATGCTCCAAATAGTTGTCTGCCAGCTTGTCACTCAGAATATCCTGATAGATCATGTCCATCTCTTTCTGATCACCATCTGCAACCGCACGGTAGAAATCGCTGACCTTAAAGGTAGTGCTGTAAGAATCTTCCTCTGCAGAATCTTCTGTATCCTCCACGAGACCACGCTTTTTAAGAATAGCCTTTTCTTCCGCAAGAACAGCGTCCCGGATAATCTCAAACCCAAAATTATCCTCACCCTGAATCTCCTGAACCAATTCCTTGTACCGGGCAAAGTTGCCATCGATTCTGGCTTCAGCAGCTTCCTGAATACGGGGATCATTTTCTCGAATAGCCTTTTTCAGCGCAGTATTGTATTTACTCTGGTCAAAGTTGCCATTTTTATCAACATAGCTATCCCTGAACCGTTCTTCATACTTTTCATCACCACTGACAACGGCATCGTACAAATTATCCGTCTTTGAAGCACCAGCACCCCAACCGTAAATAGGAACATTTTCCCGGGTAGATTCGCCGATTGCGTCTCCAAGACTTCCCCATGTAGTATCCCGGCTGGTAAAATCCTGCTTCAAAGTATTCCAGGTATTAAATCCTGCTTCAATCTCTCTGCGAACATTATCAAGCGGTATACCAATGAGGTTTGCAAATGCACCGGCAATATCCATCCATGCACCTGCAATATTTTCTTCCTTCTCATAGGCCTTATAAAGTCCCTTCGCTGCGTTCATAGCTTCGGACAAAATATTCATGTCAGAACGACCGACATCATAACCCTTCAGCAAAGACCACGCATCCTTCAGCCACGGATAATAGGTAAGCGGATTCACATCATCGATCATGCCGGACACAAATGCCTGGGCGTATTTCTCGATGTATGTTTCCTCTTCATCATCGTCTCTGGCAGCATAAATGAACGAAGATGCAATATTGTTTACTATAATGCAAACTACAACGGATGCCGTCGCTCTTGCAGCATACTTTTTGTTTCCCCGTAGTCCTTTTCTGATAGCATCTTCCATCATATTGATGGTCGTGGTAGGCTCAGCCATAAACGCTGTCACCATATTCATCAGGCCGCTCTTAGACCGCATATTTGCAGACTTGGAAAGAACCGAATCATATACCTGCGTTTTGGCAATAACCTCCGTAAACCGATCACCGGCAAGCTTCAAATGCTCTTCCGTGTTTGGCTTTACAGCGGTATGTCTGGCCAGTGTTTCACGTTTTACAGCATTCCAGATGGCACACCATGTTACTTCGTCAGCCTTTGCCGGTGCCCATCCCAGTACCTTGTCCAGTCGGTTCTGTTTCCCCTGAATAAAATCCCGGGCGCCCACGCCGCTGCCGGTATCAAAACCACCCATTTCCTTAATGATTGCCACCGGAGCGTATGTTTTTAGTTGCTCCCAAAGTTCTTTGTGGGTCATTCCATCTTTGGTAGGTCTGAAATATTTGGGATCGACCAACGCAAATGCTCTGACTAAAGATGTAGGCTGCTGCACAACAACGCTCAGCGATGCCATAACCTTTGCTTTTTTCCACAAAGACATCATCTTTTTGCCGGTAGTTTCTCTGGGATCGGATACTGCACCGCCGTTCAGATCCTTAATCAGCTGCTGGATGTAGTTTACCGCTGCCGGCCCATAAGCACTTTGCAAAACACTCTTGACAGATTCAGAATCGCTTCCCTCTGCTGCGGAATTTTTATAATTAAAAATCCGGTTAAAGTCCTCCAGCGGAAGCGTAAACGCATGATACATGCTCATGTCGTTCACATGATCTGCCCACACATCCATAAAATTACTCAAAATGATGGGATTATTGGCATGCTGCACGGTCTTGTTTGTGAATCCGGAATTTTTAATGCGGATCTCACCGGCTACCTCGTTTTTCTCAAACAAGAATTGCTTCGCAGATTTCAGGGGGAAGTAGTATTTCTCCTTGAATAGCTTAATGCCATACATCCGCATGGTCACCTCGTTACCCTTGGCACCCATTGTTGTAGACAAATAATCCTGCATAGCATCCACAAAATCTTTAACACCGGGAATTTCCGAAAGAGCATTCACGATCTCACCCATGGTATCAAGATCGATCTGCAAGGCAGCAGCCGTGTTGACTTTGTACTTCAGGATGCTTTTTTTGGTTTTGCCGGTTTTTTCGTCTACTTCCTCTTTGTGTTCTTCAATATTGCTGTCAAACACAAAGCCGCCCAACCGCAAATGCTCATCTGCCTGCGCTCTCTTGGAATAGGCATAAAGTGACATCATCTGCTGCAGTGTCAGTTGAAATTTCTTACCGGACGTTGCCGTAAATGTGTACTTTTTGTCAAAGTCCCAGGAATCATAGTTGTGCTCTTTCGAAAGCTTCTCAAAGAATGCAGCCGCCTCCGACACATCAACCGCCCATATACTTTCGCCCTTCTGCACATTGTTATAGGCCTCAGTCAGTGAATCCGAACCGATACGCTCAAAAGCATATACCGGTTTTTCGTTGTCCCAGGATGCTTTTTTCACCGCATCCATAGCCGCTGCCCGGTGGTAGTGTTCACCGCCTGCCTTTTTTACCTGTGCCATAGCCGCATGGGATCTGTCTGCAATGCTGGCCCTTGCCGATTCAATAAGGGATTTGTTGGCATCCCGTACTCTTGTCAGCACAGCCTTATAGACATTGTACACATCCTCCAGCTGCTCCATGGACATCTTACTGATGGGTGTAGTGCCAATGGTTTCCGACAATTCCTGAATTGCATTGGCAATGGTAGCATCATAGCCACCCTGAATATCAGGATCAGTAGAATTTGCGATCGCCTGATACGCAGAATGCAGCTGCCCCAGCTTTTCGCCCATTTTTTCACCGGCACGGAGAATGTTGTCCAGTGTTACCTGATAAGCATCGATCTTATCAGGGTCAGTTTCTTCTGCGATCAGCTTCTCATACTTGGCTGCACGTTCTTCGGTATTGCTGGTATCCAGATTCAGGATATCCAAGGCACCGGCAACCGCCTTCTTCAGACTGTCCGGCACATGCCGCTTCTTGTCGTCACTCAGAAGCAGATCTTTCAGCTCCTTGACCACACGCTGGATCTTATGCTTGACCTGCTTCTTGGCAAAGGTTTCACGATACTCTGAAAGCTTTTCTTTTCCACGTTTTACTGCACGGTCGTAAGCCTTTTTCCGCTCCCGAAGCAAAACTCTCTGCAAAGGCTTGGAAGCCTCCAGACGAAGTAGCTGACTGTCATAGATGTTGATACGGTTAGCCGTTTTGGTTGCCTCGCTGCGCAGTTTTTTGAGCTTTTGGGTATCTCTTGGTCCCTTACTAAAGGACAGCTCCTTGATCTGCTTGTTCAGTTCATGGAGCTTATGCTCTTGGGCATCCAAGAGTTCGATTTTCTCCTTGTACTCCTGGATCTTGTTCTTCTCAAACTCGTCCTGCGCCACACCCTCAAAGGCAGTGGCGAGAAGAGAACGATTGGAGACAGAGTCTTCGGTGCGCTCGGAGAATAGCAAATACTTGGAGAATCGCTCATTGTATTCTCTCGTCATACCGAAATGCTTGTAAACATCGTCAGAAAATGTGTCAGCAAAGTCATTCTTGACATCGTTCAGCAAATCTGCTACATTATAGCCAAATAGGGAGCTACTTGTTAGGGCGGTGCTATTTCCACCTGCCTGAGCATGAGGCTTCCCTATTTTTTTTGCATTCATAGCATGAAGCTTTCCAATGACATTTGCCTCAGTAAGAATCGCACCCTGGTTTTTTCTTGCTTCAACAACAGACCTTACGGCATAATACTCAATAGTACCATTTGCCGATTCCATAGCAGTAACACCAATAAGGACATGAGAGAACTCGACCTGGGCATTATCACCTCTATCAGACCGATTTACTTCAATGGAGTTTTGAAGTATATGCGGAAGGTCAAGGGATGCTCTTGCATTGATCATTGATCTTGGTGGCACAGGCTTTCCATTCTTGACCTCGGATTTTATGAAACCATGCTCGATAGGCTTGCTGGTAATCTCAACATTCTTGCCAATGTCTGGAATATTGACATAGTATGTTGGAAGTGGTGCCTTAGTTTGAATGGATTCGCACTGCTTCAGCACTTCAGCAACCACCCAACCTTTATCAATGGAACCATTATTCGTGAGCTTCACTGTGCGATTTTTATCAATGATTCTACCCTGCAGGGGATTCCTTGCCGTTAATTCCTGGTAGGTAAAGTCACGCTCGGAATTCATAACAGCCGGGGATACAGACTCCGTCTTTGTATCCAATTCTACATCCATCGCTTCCGTGGATGCTGTAGAACCATTAGAATTTTCTATTCCTATTCGTCCGTTATCACTATCGCCATCGCTAAGGCGCTGCTTCTGGTCAACGTTGTCTGATTCTTGACTTCTGCCAGCATTTCCACGAATTGCTCCTTGGTCTCCAGGCAACCGATTGCCAGCTTCGTTTCCTCTGTGTTGAGACCCCTTGCCATCATTTCTTTCGCCAGTTGTTTCACCAGTTTTTCCATTTGATGCTACCTCCATTACATAGCCATCGTACTTCGTTTTAATTGCCTTCCTACTAAGGATTGCAAAGTTAAACTTATCGTAATTTCGGATTGTATATACATATCCTTCATCAACTTTGTTATACTCGGCAATCTCCAAAAAGTCAATATCAGGAATATCTTCCTCCGAAAGAGTTCGGTATTGATCGATACGAGCATCCTTCACCTTGGCGAAGTATTTTCTTGAGTCCTTGATTGGCTTCTTGTTTATGAGCTTGCAGTACTGCTTGTAGGGAATTTCTGTGTTTTCCCTAACCATGAACATCACGCTAACATCCTCGGTGGTGTTTTTTCCTGCCGCCTGGAAGTTGGCATCAGCCTGCACGAACGCCTTGACATACAGATCCTGAAGCTGTCTGAACGCCTCCTCACCAAAGGTTTCCACGCTGGCAGCATACTTAAAGTCCGGGGTATACTTGTCGTATATACCGATGGACTTTGCAAGTTTGTCGAGCAGCTTCTTTATGGCCCTGCCCAGTTTCTGGAACAGGTTCAAGTCTTTCTGCTTCAGCTCCATCAGTTTGTCATAGGCATTTTTATCTGCCAGCATTCTGGAAAGCATATCGCAGACCAGCTCCTCGTGAGCCAGCTTCTCAAGCTGAGCCTCGCTGGGGATTGCCTTTCCATCTCGCTTGTAACTCTCCCTGAGCTTTGCCTTCTGAGTCTCAAGCAGATCATAGATAGGCACATCCTCTCCGTAATGCGCAAACAGGAAATCGCTGATCGCCTGGAAATCCTCTGCATTCCACTGTGCAATGTAGTGCCCGATCTCGTGCGCCATGGTGTAGAGCATTACACCCTCGCCCATGTTACCTGCATTTAAGTCGATATAAATCTTGTTCCCATCGGTGAAGTAACCATTCGGAGCCAGTCTCTCCTTGCTATCCACCAAAGCATAAAGCTTTCCGTCCTTCTTCTTATAGGACTTGAATACATGAACCTCAAGACTGGACAGCTTGTTGATCGTGTCGATTGCTTCCATGGAAGCCTTCTGCACATCGTTGGCAGTTTGCTCATTGTAAGTGAATCCCTCAAAGAGGATCTTCTTACCCGAATTATTGTCACTGACAGTGCCATCTGAGCCAGCCTGTTTGGTAGTCTTTACAGCAGCTTCCGCAGCCTTTCTGCCCAACCGAAATGCGGTATCAGCCTGTTCTTTGGTCAGTTTCAGATTTTTGAGACCGTTTTTGAAATTCTTCCTGCCATACCGATAGGCAAGCTGAATGTCTGAAGCGAAATCTTCAGAGGAGATACCGTCAGAATGCTTGTAGGTACTTACCAATTCCCACGCTGCCTCAGGGGTCACATCCATTTGGGAAATTGCATCATAAACATTTGCAACATCTTCATTGGCAAACTGAACATCCTTGACATCAATGGTACCGCTTTCAGTCATAAGAACCAATTTTCCGTCCTTTACCGAAGCCACGCCTGTAATAGAAATGGGATCACCATTCTTATCACGGGTACTCCCATCGTCAGAAACCAATAACTTGCCGGTAACTTGCCCGTCACTTGCCGGAGCAGTCGTCTCTATAGCCCTGGGAGCCGTCTCTGTGCCGCTTTCAGCCGCAACAGCATCCACATCCTCTGCGGTCTCACCGCCCCATGTCTTGACACCTGCCGCCTCCAGAATAGCCTTATAGCCGTCCACGGTCAGCTTTCCACCATCCGGAAGTGTCTGGTTAAGCTTGTTGACTGTATTAACTGCCTCGTTATACGAGCGGACACCCTGTTGTCGCTGGCCCATGGTAGACATATCGTTGCTGATGATGCGATCTACAACATCCTGTACATCTTCGTTGTTCTCGACAGACCTGAGAAGTCTCTCCTGCTTGCCACTAAGCTCCTGACCGTTATAGGCAGTCACCAGTGCGGAAGCAATCTCGTTTGCCTTCGCCTCATCGAAGCCTTTCTCTTGCAGGCTCTTGACGATGTCAGCCTTGTTCGCAGCAGTGTTGGCAACCCTGTTGGCAGTATCAACCTCGCTGGCGAGTCTGCCAACATTGAGAGCATTCGCACGGTTTGCACGCCAGGCTTTCAGCTTGCCGACAATACCCTCGCCTTTGTGTACATAGCTTGTCGCATCGTCCGACATCTTTGTGATACGCTTGGCAGTTTTCCCCTCGGTAGCACCAGCCACATCCATAGCCAGTGTCTTCAGGGCTTTTACGCCACCTTTGGCGCCAATGATAGATCTGCCGGCATTGCGGTACTCAGCATTCTGTGCCAAAGCAGCAGGGCCACCAACCAACGTAGCGGAGCCACTGCCGGAGATAGCACCGGCAATGCCATCGTGGAGCACCTCAAAGAACTTATCCTTCAATGCACCTCCGATTTTTCCGTCATTCTCCTCAACGAGTGCCGCCCAATCGGACTGGCTGCCCATAATAATGGCATTGGATATGGTGTTGGAAATATTCGTGAGCATTTCCTCAGATGCTTCCACACCACCCTGTACCAGGAGTGCTTTGATGAACTGGCCACGGACAGGATTACTCATGTTCTTGATTTTCTGCAAATTTCCGATGGAGAGACTCTCAAAGACCAGTTCCGCAGCACCGGCTGTAGCAGCTCCCCAAAGAACCTGATCCTTGGATGCGCCTGATTTATACAGACGGATTGCCTCGTTTTCAGCTGCTCCAGTGGCAAGAAGGGCACCACCGAATTTGCCACCTATAGTGCTGGCAAACACAGAGTCAGCCATAGCCATACCTGACTGGTACACATCTGCCAGGTCAAACCAATCAAAACCAATACCGTCAAGATCCTCTGCCGTAGCCCCACGGACTGTGTTGGCGTAGTGAATACCGCTGTGTGACAGGGAGTATGGATTGATTTCTTTGCCCTGCCAGGTGTCGATAGTGTCTGACAAAAATGCTGATGCTCCACCAAGAACATTTGCAGGAACAGACCAAAGATTCATCATTGTTTTGCCAAACCAACCAGCATTTTCATAGGATTCTTTCCACTGTCCTTGTTGCTTCATAGTTCTTCTTTGGTTTAGCGTTATTTCCATAACATCAAGAAATTGATACGCTTTTTCCTGGCTTTCTGCCAGCAGTGTGTAATATATGCCAAGTTCATCTTCAGTCAGTTCTTCCCATGCACCGTTGTAGCCCTCCAGCATAGTTGACTTCCAGATTCCTTCCCTATAGTGAACATCCATCGCTTCAAAACGATAATCTTCGGAGGTGTTCAAGTACAGGCCTAACTTATCCGCAACTTTGAAATTCTGGGTTGCAGGATTGTAGACTGTGTGGTTTTCATCAACAGCCAGCTTGTTACCGAATGCATCAACATAAACACCGCTAGGACTGTCAGTGTAATCCCACCGCCATGTAGAATTGTCATTCATGGCATCGACCTTCATGATCTCTTCCATGGTAGGGTTAGCAAAATCTCTATTTGCAGAAGTTTTTGCAAAATCAGACCTTTGCGTAATAGGATAGTATGTGTCTACAATCTTGTTACCGTAGTAAAGTCCATTCTTGTTGACATTGCCACGCTCATAGTTTGCAATTTCCGATTTAAGAAACTCCGCTCTTTCTCCGGTAGCTGTTTTAAGCTCCTCTTGGTAAGATTCATACAGAGCCAATCTTTCCTCCGGTGTTTTTCTGGCATACCAGAAGTTCCAGTCCTCCTCGTTATCGTTAGCAGAGGCCTCATAGAACGCATCATACATATCCTTGACATTTGCCACATTGGAAGCTATGTGAGGATGGCTACGCTGGAACTTGTTGATAGTTGCCTGGTAATAGCCATTCTCTTCCGTGAATAGCTTACCACCAATGGTAATATAGTCTTGTGCCGCCTTGGTGTACGCATCCAGTTCATCATTACTAAGATAAGCTCCTTCGTTTATCTTAGTGCCGTACTCTTCCAGAGTCTTCGTGATGCCTTCAAATTGCTTCCCCCAGTAGTCCCGATAGGAAGCCTTCTGCGCAACTGTCAGCGCACCTTTTAGAGATTCCTCAACAGAATCAATGTAGGCAAGAACATCGGTCTTTCCTGTATATTTACTACGAAACTCGTCAGTCTGTTCCAAAAGGCGAAACAGTCTGGAAGATGATGCTTCCGTTGCCATTCCATCCTTAGAGAATTCCTGCTCAAGCTCTTTCAAAAGGGTATTCGCTGAGTTACCCCAGGCAGGCAAAGATATGGTTTCATTGCGTTCCCGGCTCCATTCCGAAAAAGACTGCTTCTTTTCGGTAGTGACGGAAGTATTTGTTCCTGAAGAATCCGAATGGTTAGATGTCTCATTCCCCTGCTTCTTCTTTTTCTTTTGGTTGCTCCATTCCGAAAAGTTCATAATGTGCCTCCTTATCAACCTTTATTCTCCCAAGGCAAATTTTATAAAATCGCTCAGATATTCTTGGTAGTTCGCATAATTTGCAACCGGGGCAACATTCGAACCCATGTTCCGGTATGTTGCCCAGGTTACAGCATCCATAAGCTCAGAAGCATCTCCACCATTTTCCTCAATGTAAGCCGCAACATCCTTGTAGATACCCGGACTATCCATGCCAAGGACTTGAGAATAGCCAAGCTTTCCTTGATTAAAGAGACTATAGGCCTCACCCACATCCAGGCCACCTGCTGCCGCCTTGGATTTAGGCCCCCAAACTCCATCAGCCTCAACGCCAAGAGACATCTGCATATTCTTAATAGCCTGAGTGCTGGGCGTGGGGTAAGTTTTTTTATTGCCGGAACTATCGGCAACCTTGCTCTTACTCAGTGCCATCTGCTCATTGTACTGCCGCACAGACTCATCAAACTGCTTCTGCCACTGCTCATCAGCGATCTTGTCACGCTCCATCTGGTAGTCCAGACCAAGCTTATCCATGTACCTGCCGTAATCCAGCTCAGCCTGATATCTGGCCTCATCCTGCGCCAGTCCCAGCTCGGTGTAGTAGTTGGTCAGATGATCCATGTATCTGCTGTATTCCTGGTCTTCCATCCCTGCCAGCAAGGACGCCTGATCATACAGTGCCTGCCGATCCTGATTGTGCTTGTCAAGTGCCATGCCGTACAGCTCCGGTACCTGCTGCGTCAGCTGCTGCAAATACTGCTGGTATGCTTGCTGGCCTGCACTCTGCGCCCAGGAATTGCCGTAGCCACCGGTCAAAGCTGCCGCCTGACCCATAGTGTCCATCATAGCCATCTGCCCCATGGTGGAATACTGCTCCCTCAGCTGCTGATATAGGGCATCCCTATTTACATCATAGGTAAAGTCTTTACCGTTCAGGATCTCCTGCACCTTGCCTGCAATCTGATCACCCCAGGTACCTGTAAACTCCCCCGGCTTTTGAGCTTTCAGCTGCTCCAGCAGTGCTCCGGCCTGTGTCACAGTATCGCTGGGCTTGTATGTGTACTTTTCCATGGGATTTACCGGAGCCGGTGCCGCAGCACTGGAACTGCCGGAAGATGAAGAACCGGTCAAAGCACCCCATGTATTTTTGCCGACAATTCCGTCAGCTGTCAGCCCATTGGCTTTTTGATACTGTCTTACCGCATTTTCGGTATTGGAGCCAAAAATGCCATCCTCCGCTAAATTGTAATTGCCGCTGGCATTTAACATCTGCTGCAGCTTTTTGGTTGTGTCGTAGTCATAAGAACTACGGCTAATCGTGTTATAATTTGCCATATTTTACCTCCTAATCAAAAGAAATCTGACCTGCCGATATTGCTGTAAACCTAACACCGGCAATGGGAAATGTGAGCGATATTTTTTGGGTCTCGTCATCAAAACCGGCGCTGATGCCCGTGGTACCGCTCCAGACAGCTTCTCCCGACGCATCTGCCGAAAGCACACCCATAAACTGTAACGGATTAGAATCGACCATCAAAGAACCTGCTATGCCGAAAAACAGCACATTCACGGAAACGCTTGATCCCAGACTGAGCTGCACAGTATCTCCGTCTACACTGTGAGAAACCATATAGGTCCCGTTGATCTCCTGCGAAAACACCGGCACATTGAACCGAAAATTGTCTGCCCCCCAGTCAAATACCGGAATGCCTTTTTGCAGCTGAATTGTTTTGGTAACAGAATAACCGGTATTATCCCATACTGTTATTCCAATTTCATATGCTTCTTCATAGGATACGCCTGTAATGGTGTATTCCTTTTTGTACTTACCATCTGCACCAAAGTCAACCGTAAGATCACCCTGATTTGGATTCCACAATTCACCATTTATTGTCACTTTGCAGTACATTTCATTGTTAACTGAACCAAAGTCACCGAAAAAGCCTTCACCGGTCACTTTCAGTTTTGCCTCATTACTGGTAGGGGACGGTCGATTACAAACCGCTTGCACTGTGGGATATGAATACTCCACCAGCTCCAGTCCCTCCGGTTTAAATGTGGAAGAAAATCCCCGTTTGTCCGTTACTGTGAAGGTAAAATTGGTGTCTTTTGCATTTTCGATATCTAAAACGCCCTCTTCTCCCACAACCACGCCGTTGACCTGCCTTTTCGCAATGTCAGCACCGAATTGGGCTGAAGCTTCCGTAAATTCGCACCGGGCAGTGGACATGTACCGCACGATATAATTGCTGTCACCTGTAAGCTCCGTAGTTACGTCGTTGACATCCTTCACCGTACCTGCCACCACGGGAGCACAAACTGCCGGATTTGCCATAGCAGTAAAGTCGGCTGTTTTAGACTTACCAACCTGAGTGTCGCCGTTGTAGGTGGTAATGGTCAGATTGCATTTGCCGCTGGGTGCACTGGGAATTTCATAGTAAAAGCTTTCCGGGATCTCAAACGCAATACTGGTGTCTGTCAGCTTTACAGGGTCAGCAGCTATTTTCCAGTCACTTCCGATATAGCCGGCAATGCTGCCAAAAGTAATGCCGATCACATGGCTGTAATTGCTGCTGTTTCTTTTTACGGAAATGGTAGTCGTAGAACCAATATACGCATCCGTCGCACCGATGGCAGACTCTCTGGCAATGGGTGTCAGCACAAACACATTGCTGTCTGTGGCTTCGATAGTGATCTTAGCCGGTGACCAGTTGGCAGGACTGTTTTGCCACAGCTCGCCGCAAACCTTCAAGCACAAAGTGCCGTCATCACCATGGACGATATTTCCGGTCCATGCATAAAACTCATTTTCCACCGGGCCCAGATACTGCCGTTGCCGGTAGTCATTGAATATTTCACTACCGCCCAAAGTACAGGAAACGCCGGTGCCCCAGTTGGAAAAGGAAATGCCATAATTGTCTTTCAGCATTGCCTTTACCGTAACATTGGAGGAATTATCCAATGTGCTTACACTGTTTTCGATCACCCGGAGAATGTAGGTGTATACAACCCCTGTCCCGGATGTATATTTGCCGGTAAAATCTTTTTGCTGTAATGCCATACTAAGTACCTCCTATCCAAAAGCAGGCTGTCCGCTTTGTGTCGCTGCCGTCGCTGTAGTCCTCAAACCGGGCATTGTCTCCAATGATCAGATAGTTTTTAACGGACACATCCTTTGCCAGCACGCCGTCCTTATTGGCCCTGAGCATATCTGTGTCGCCGTACCTCACATACATGCCCTCATTATTGAGCAGGTTTGTGATCGGTTTTCCGGATTGAGAGATCTTCAGCCCGTCCTTATCGAAGGTGAAACCGGTTTCGGTCGTAACCCTGGTAACACCGTTGCTTTCCACCGACCCGACCCGGATCTCCACGTTATCGGCTTTTTGCTCCACCCTGGATATTTCCTGCTGCAATAGTTCATAGTCACTTTTCTGCTGATTGCTGATGGTTTCCACCCGTTCCATGGTGCTCTGCAGGCTGTCCGGGGAAAGCTCCATTTGCACCAGTGCACTTTTTGTATAGGTGCCAAAATCAGACACCGCCACATATTCGCCCCGTAAATTCTTGCTGATGGTCTCGCTGTAGCTGTTCACGATGTCCGCAGATTTGATAATCAAACCCTTTATGGCATCAAAGCTTTCCCGCGGTGTTTTGGGTGTAGTCTTTGCCAATTCTGCTGCCGCCTGCTTAACCTCTTGTGCGGCTGTTTCCTGCTGGCTAAGCCCAATATTCAAAATATCCACCAGCTGGAACAAATAGCTTTGCAGTTGCCGCAGCTTTCCATCTGCATCCGGGGCATTTAATTCAGGGTATCGCAAGTTCACGGCAAATCACTTCCTCCCTCAATGGTTTTGGTGATGGAATAGATCTTCACATCTCCCACGCCCTCAATTCTGAGCCGCAAGCTGTCACACCGCTTTGGAATGATCGGAATGGTAAAGCTCTGCAGTCTGTCGCCTTTGAGATACGCAACCTGCTCCCATGCTTCGTTAAAGTCGTACCGGATCGAAATATATATTTCGCTGTTAAGCCCCATTTGCATCCGCAGATTGAGCCTGGAAATGTACTTGCTGTCAGGACTGGAAAGGCCGATATCTCCGGTCTCCACCATCCATTCCACAGGGGATGGATCAGGAGTACCGTAACCCATCATAGTGATGATCTTGTCATCCACGATTGCATACAGTTCACCATCACAGGAGCAAAAATCTGTCAGGCTAATATCATCATCTTCCTTGTGCCATGTGCTCTTTGCTGCATCAAACACAAAGAGGTTGTAATCTCCATTACTTGATTTTTCCATGCACACATAGTACTTATTTCCGTGTGCGCCGCCAACCGCCATACTGTAAGCCTCGTTACCCAGCGCATAGGATATCTCGACAGGGAGAGACCCATCGTAGGCACACACGCCACTCCTGGCCTTATAGAACAGCGTAGTATTGACGATAGCAAGGCTCTTGTGGCTTCCTTTTTGCACACCGTTGCACTCGGTTGTCTGGATCTGGAAGTTAGCCGGGTAATTGCCATACACCTTGTGCAGGTAATTTTCCTTGAAAAACAGCGGATATCCCAGATGGGTGATGGCTCCCGTCCATTGCCCGTCTGTGCCTACAGATGCCGCCCAGCTGTCCGTGGAAATGCCCATGTAGCACTCCCAGTTCTTGAAATCGCCCAGCTTACTGCAGTAGATCTCATTGACTACCTGCCCGTTTTTCAAGCCGTAGTAGCAGCCCCACAGCCGGTTGCCGGACTCGATCACAAAATCCATCTCCGGCATAGTCCGCTGAACGGACAAAGGTTTTTTCGTGTAGTTGTCTATCGCCTTTTCCAGCAAACCGACAATAACAATGGAATCCTGTTTCACATCCCACAGCACGCAGGTGGTGTTATCCATATCTTTCAGCTCATCCGGAAGTCCGGAGATCTTTACCGCATCATACTGCTTAAAGTTACTTCCAATGCCGGTAGCCGAGATCCGCACATAGGTGGTAGCAACGGCCGTCCAAACTGCCGTGTCAGCGGAATACTGCTTCAGGCTATGAGGGGTTGCGGATGTATCGATCCAAAGCGTCAGGTTATCCGGGTTCTCCGGGGGAGAATTATCTGCGGTGATCTTTGTGTCGTCGTAAACGGTTCCGTCCAGCTTGCACATCGCATATCTGGCTTCGTCCACCTCATAGCTTGCCTCAATATCACCAAAAGACTGATCTTCCGTATTGACCCACTTCTTATCCGGCAAGATAATCACATAGGCACCCATGGAGACCAGCTGCTTTTCCTTATGGTTCAACTCAAGCCCATCCACGGGAGACTTGTTGATGTAAAACTCTCCGTCTTTGACGTAACAAAGGGCATCCTTGGCGATCATGCCGTGAAACTGCCCACCATCCACATACACCCCTCTTTGCCCCCTTGGGGACAGGATGGGATAATAGTCGGAGGTCATGTTTTTCATGTCGTAGAACTCGCCCTCACCGATCCGCAGATTGTGGTTGTAGCCCCGAAATTCTTCAACAACCTGTCTGCTGCTGGGAATCGGCTGCAAAAATGGTAGCCTCATACCCTCACCCCCTAAAATTTGAACTGGCCGCTGCTGATGGGCTTATGCGTTCTCAAATAGTAATCGCAAAAACTCCCATAGGCCGCATTAAATGCCGCCAGTGTATTGTTATACCGGTCAATTTCCCCATTGTAATAATGGATCTGAGCCTCCAAAAACCGCAGATACATCACATCATGGGGAGCTTTCACCAGTAATTCTCTATTCATATCCCGGTCAGCATTGTATTCGCTGAACGAAATGTCTTTTCCGTCTTCAAAATGATCCAAAACTTGGGTCTTAATATCACTATCCAGACCGGAAAGCCACTGCACTTTATCCTCTTGATTAAAAGTGTTGCGTACCAATGCATCCGTCCGGTTAATTGCCTCGATAATTGTCATAATTGCCTCCTATCAAAAAAAGGGAGAGCAGAGCCCCCCCTTTATTCTGCAAGCGGTTTACTTGCCTTTTTCATGAACGCATCCATGTGGGCATCCATGGTGCCCTGTGCTGCCTGAGAGCGGTAATACTCGTCAGCGATATACTTCGGTACTTTGGATGTCTTGCCTCTGGGCAGAACGAACAGCACGCCGTTTACCCCGATGATCAGGTTGGGATCGTCATCGTTGCCTCTGGGGACAAACAGATCCACACGTTCATTATCGGGCACATTGGGGGCTTCCAGCTCAGCCTTGAGCGCTTCATTCTCAGCCTTCAGTGCTTCATCTGCACCGGTGTCGGGAGTGACGGCAGTGTCGGGAGCTTTGGGAGTCTTGGTCTCGTTATTTTTGGTATTCATAGTAAATTCCTCCTAATAAATGAGAGGGGCAGGGCCGGTAGCCATGCCCCTCGTGGTAGCTTAGTTGACCTCGTCAGTTGCGCTGAAGCTAGAGCAGCTCATGACACGCAGAAGCCGCTCGGGATACAGAACCGTAGCACCGTTGGTCTCCAGCTTGTAGCCGATGGTGGAATACTGGTTCAGAGGACCGCCGATCTGGCTCTTGTCCTTGATGATCATCTCCATGGCGCCGCCCTCGGGATCGATGATGCCAAAAGCTTCCTTACCGAAGAAGTAGGTAGCATAAGTCACGCCCCCTGCCTTGTTCTGGTAGGTTTCACCGCCCAGAATGGGAGCAAAGACATTCTCAATGAAGCGGCAGCCATGAAGCTCACCGATTTCGCCGATAAAGATCTCCCGGGTAGCGGAATACTTGTGTGCCTCGATCCACTCTTTGCTCTTACGCAGGTCGTAGGCAACAGAGGGGTGAATCACAGCCACATACTTGCCGTTGATAGGCTTTGCCTTGTTCTTCTTCATGATAGTCACGGCCTTGGCAACCATATCAGGGGTCAGAACAGACATCACCGTATCGGAAGCCTCCATACCGGCACAACCGGTGGGGGTAGCACCGGACTTGGCACCGGTAGCCAGGGTGATGTTATCGCAGTACAGCACATTGGTGTTGGACAGCAAGGCATCCCGGATCAGGGTCTCCTGCGTCTCAGCAGCAGAAGCGCCCATTTCCTCGGTGGCACCCAAAATGGTGTCATCGTAGGCGTGCAGCTCCAACTGATCGGAAATGGCGGTGAAGGTACCGTACTGCTTGATAGCACCGGTCTTGGTGGTGCTGCCAAAGGTCTGGCCATCGGGAATAATAGCCTCTCTCAGCTCATCGGCCTTCTGGAAGGTGTTCCACTTACGCCACTCTACCTTCTTACCCTTTCCACGGGGAAGAGCCTGCTTCTTGGCAAACTGAGCGTAGATCATCTCTACACGGGCATTTTCCAGCAGCTGGGTGTCGTAATACGCCTTCAGCTGGGGGCTCATGGCTTCTGTGGTGGTAGTATCACCGGTGGTAGCGTTGGCAGTACCGGTGGTGGTGTTGACCACACTACCGGCATCCGCAAACAGCTGCAGGTTCATAGCCATAAGCAAATCAAAAAACTTTTTCATTTGTAACTCCTTTCATAAAGTTGGCGAAACGTCAGCCGGGGTAATCTTCCGGTCTGGGATTCCGTCCTTTTGCAAGCTCAGACCGAACCCAGGCATCATGCTTGGCACGTTCTTCCCGGCTTGCTTTTGCATAATCGAATGTGATAACGGAAGAGGATCGGCCGCTGGTGCCGTTCTCCTGGGGGCGGTGACTGCCGGACTGGATAGCATTGGAGATCTGCTGTGCCGTCATCTGAGCTGTCACCTGTGCGGTAGCTGCTTCGATCTCCTTACGGTGGACGGCTCTGTAGGCATCCTCCACGCTCATGATACCTTCGCCCGGGGCGGTCATTCTTGCAAACGCAGGATTCTGGAGTTCCTTATTCAAGTCAAAGTTTGGGAACAGCTTTTTCAGCGCTTCGCCCTGTTGGTACATTTTGTTGACGTGTTCCTCAAAAAGCTGATCACGCAAAGACTTTGCCTGGGCCCGCTGGTCACGGCTTTCTGTTCTTTGCTGCTGGTCCTTCTCCATATAGGCCTCGACACTGTCGCCTCGCTCGATGGCTCCATCTTCGTAGAAGGACTTATCCTGATTGATTGCATCGGCCAGCTTACCATAATCGATATTTTCCATATCCATTCCACGGTCACGGGCCAGTACCTCCAATGCAGGCATAAGCTTAGCAAGATTTTCTTCCGCTTCCTTTGCAGACCGCAGACGGGACCGCATCATGGACTGCATTTCCTTTTGGAATGCCTCCTTGTACTCCGGATCTGCTTTTATCTCGTCCCAGGTAAGGCGTTTCGCCCCCTGCTCTTCCTGCTGGGTGTTTTCTTCGGCACCGTGGGACTGCCCTTCGTCCTTCTTCTGCCCATCGTCCTGCTCAGCTGTTGCAGTCTTAGCGGCAGTCGCTTTCCGATACGCCACGTTTTTAGGAAGCTTGTCCTTGGGCACACCCAATGCCAAAAGCTCCTGGTGCCCGGGGTCAGCACCTTCTACGCCCGTCACAGCTCCATCTCCATTGCCGCCATCCCCGGCACCTTCGCCTGCAAACAGCTGCAGATTCATGAATTGAAGCAGTTTAGATAAAATCATAAGAATTCCTCCATAAAGGTTTTGGAAAAGGGGAGCCGGATTTTCACCGGCACGGATTCCGGGGGCGATGCTACCAACACATCCGTCGTGGCCCATCAGAAATGAGGAGAAGTGTCATAATGACAGATATCATTATAAAACATTCAACTTCCGTTTCTCTATCCCAGAGCCTAACGAATTTTGAAAGAAATATTTTCGGGGTATTTCAGCGCCAAAACATCAAATCCCAGGCACACGGAATCAAAAACCAAAGTCACAACAGACCGGTACCTTCGCAACGCATTGCAAGTGATCACTGTGTCCCCTTCCTTCATGGAGATCACCGGTTCTCTGGCCTTTCCGGTATCAACCAGCCGCTCTACATTGGCAGCCAGTGTATACGCCAGCATAGATGCGGCAGAGCATACCAGATCCTGCCCCACCGCACCGGCACCGGCATGACCTTCCATCACAAGCCGGTTAATGCTGCGGTAATATGTAATATCGATCATTTCTTATCCTCCTTCGTGGAGATCACCTTGCCGCTATCCGGCTGAGATGCTTCGTTGGATCGGCTTCTGGCACTCGTCACAATGCCATGTTCCTTTTTCTGCAAACCATTGACATTATCTGCCTGCACCATTTCAGGGCTTACACCGCCCACGGAAGCCCCCACACCGGCACCGCCACCCATAGTCTTCATAATGTCCTGGGCGATCATATCCGCAGTTGCCGGGTCAGGTGCCATGGTCAGTGCGATCTGCATATACTGGATCAGCTTCTGATACATGGTTCCCATTTGAGATATCTTCTGCATGATCTGATCCTTGCCGTCAAAGTCCATGATTTCCAGACACATCAGGCTCTGATCTGTCATTTGAGGGTTAAAGAATCCCATCTTAAAAAGCTGCAATGCCAGTTCGTTTTGGCTGACCTTTGTGTACACGTTCTTCTTCTGGGCAGAGATCTTGATATCAAACACCGGCAGCCGCATACCCATGTCCTGCCCGAATGCCATACCCTGACTCTGGGGCTGGATACCGGCATTGGTGTAGGAAATAAACTGCTGCATACCGTACTGACCAACGATCCGGAACTGTCTGGGCATGTCGTAGAATTGCCGCACAAGCTCAATGCAGAAGTTTACGATCTTCGTAAAGGCTCTGTAGGCAGACTGGGTGCTGTCACGGCTGCCCTTACCGGAAGCCTCCTGCAGTGCAGCAATAGCAGATGCAGCAGTCACACCGGAACCTGTACTGCCGGTGCTGGTTTCCGTATTTCCGCTGGTCTCACGCAATTCACTGATCGTCCGATCCAGCACGGCGATATAGTTGGCATCCAGTGGGTTATGCTCAATTCTCCGGAGGGTAGCTTCATCCACGTTGCCGCTGACCTTTACAAGCGGCTTCTCCAAATCCAAAAACTGTTCTTCGTTGACTTTGCCGTCAATCCGGGAGAAGTACCGGGGCACAGCACCCACTCTGGCATTCTTTACAAATGCAGTATTCAGCAGGTCAATGGTGGTCTGAGGATTGCGGCACAGATCCACAAAGCCGTAGCCGCAGGGGCTACCCTCGATGGGATACAATGCGTCAAAAACATAGGGATACATACCGTGATCGTAAAGACCGGTCACAGCCATGGGCTGCTTAATCTCTCCCTGCATCCTTCCCGGCAGCGGATTGGTCTCGTTCTCCGTGGCATATAGCACCACATCCTCTACGAATTTACAATACTGCAAAGTATTGCGGCCGTTGACCGTTGCTTTATAGTAGACTTCAATCACCGTTGCCTTGTTATCGGTATTCACATTATCATCGTACAGGAATTTGGTGCTGATGAAGGTCTGACCTTTCAGCTTATCCCGAAGCTGGGGATACTGCTGCCGCAGAATGTCCTTGTCCTGCAGCTCCGTATGGAAGAAATACCGGCTTTTTTGGATATCCTTTACACCCGGCTCCCAATAGATATCCAGCAGATTCACGCACTCAACACGAATATCGCCCAATCCATTCAGCTTACTTTGATCCCAAACGATTTTATACACACCGGTGCCGGTTTTCAGCTTCTGCCACATGGCATCGGAATAGGTTGACTCATAGTCGTTCTGCTCCAAAATGCAGGGGATAATAGCCGTAAGTTTCTGAGCCTCGCCCTTATCTGCACTCTCTCTGGGCAGAATATTGGGTTCCGGATAGGCCGCCATGGCATCTGCATGCTTACTGACGATGACGTTGTGAAGCCATCCGGACACGCTGGTGAACTGATCTTTTCGGCCTTCCTCCACTGCATTTCTCAGCTTCCACCAGTTTTCACTGGACAAGATCCGCTTCTCCGTCTGCGCCTTACCGGCTTTATACTGCTGCAGCACCTGCATAAATTCTTTCAGCCGTTCCTGTCCCACCGGCAAACCTGCCACCTGCTCCTGATTCATTTGTTCCATAATATCCTCCTGTTTATTTGAATTGATTTAACGGGTCATACATGACCGTCTGCGCCTTTTTATCAATCATCGGCTCTATCGGCCGTGACATACACATATACCGCACCTCGTCCGGACAGTGATCCTCCAGTTTCGTATCCAGATCCTCCGGCTGGGTTTCAGAATACATCATCAGCGGCATGGTTCGGATGAATGCCTTGCAGTTGTTGAAGATATACATCCGGGAATAACCGTTCTCGTCAAATTGGAGCCGGTAATGCACCTGCATCCATCCGGGAATCCGCTTATTGTCTCCGGGACTAAAGTAAATGCCATACCGGGCCGCTGTCTCTGCGATGCTCTCACCTCTGCTGCGATCCCAAATAGCCGGATCTGCCACGCTGTCCACAATATCCCGGCTGCTCAGCCATGGGTGCTGCTGCTCAAACTCCCGGATCTTGCTAAACTGCTGATCCGGTGACCACTTCACGCCCTCGTTTGGTGTCTGGGTACAGCCGTAATACTCTGCGATTCGGTATAGAACTCCATCGTAATCCACCGCCCAATACCCAACCGAAAACGGTTTGTGATACCCAAAGTCATAGCTTCTCATGATATTCCAGCCTCTCCGATCTCCGAAATTCAGGTCAAAAGGCTCAATCACATGCGTCCACCGGTGCTGCTGTAATGCTTCCTCCTGGGTAATACCTGCCGCTGCACACTTCTCAATGTCAGGTGTAGTACGGAAATCCTCAAAGAATTGCCCCTCAAAGATATCCCACCTGCCGTAGAGCCACGCTTCTCTCAGCTTGGGCGGCAGCGCCTCCAGCTGCTTAATGTAGTCCGGCTGAGAGGCCATCAGAGCCTTGTTATCCGTCACCAAAGCCTGGATAAAGGCATAATCCTCCGGGTCTTCTCCGTCCTCGTAGGCCTTGTCAATGAATAACCGCTTAAAATAGCCATGACTGGCACCACCAGGGTTACAAGTGTAATAGATCCTCTTGGGAAAGTCATTAACACCACGCACACAGGCAGTGATCTTCTTAATCCACATCTCCTGCAGCTGCGTAGCTTCATCCAGGAATATCACATCAAACTCGGCACCCTGGTACTGCAGCAGATCTTTGTCATTATTACAGTAGCCAAATTTGATGGTGCTGCCATTGGGGAAGGTAAAAACCTTCTCAGTCTTGTTGTACCGGGCAAGGCCATTCAATTCTTCCGTCAATGTGTTTATGTGGTTGTTCACCAGCTCCGGGAACGTTCTACGCACGATCAGGATCTTAATGCCATTGTAATTGGCTGCCAGGATCTTTGCTTTTGTCCTGACAGACCAGCTCTTGCCACCACCACGGGCGCCACCAAATCCTACATGCTTCTTATCAGCAGACAGAAAAGCATACTGCTTATCACTAAGCTGACTTAAATCTATCCTGCTCATACTTTAAATTCCTCCGGCAGACCTTCCACAACAAGGGTTGCAGTCTCCTTGTTTTCCGGATTGACGCTCTTCTCCAAATTAGCAATCCTTGCCCTCTGCTCCTTCTCGTCCAGCTCAGACCTCGCGCCATGGATCTCCTTCAGGTCCTTCAATGCCGCAACCAGAGACCGCATATCCTTCGGCAGTATCCCCTCACGGTCCGCCATAGCTTCGATCTTATTCAGAAACTTATCCGCTACGGTCTGTATCTTCTTGGCTCTGTCAACCTGCGCAGATTCCACAGCCTCAACCGTTTTTGTGAAAGTGTTGTCCAAATGCTGTTTTCTCAGTTCAACCCACTTTTCATCACGGCCCACATTACCGATCTGCACATACGAAACCCCATATTTCTGAGCCAGCTTACGATAGCTGACCGTTGGATCTGTAATGTACTCAGTCTTTATAGCCGACCAGTCTATCATAAGCTCACTTCCTTTCCTGCTTCTGCACCTATCGTACCAACTTTTTTATTTAATATCTATCCCAGAGCCACAGGTGCAAAAAAGAGGAGGCACAAAGCCTCCCCTGATTATTTATTTAGAACATCTGCGGAAAGTCGACCTTCCACCCGACAGTATACTGACCATCCTCGGTTTTCTTCACGATCCAGAACTTATCATCCTTGGCGATCTCCCTGATCTTTGCAAAAAGCAGACCCAGCAGCTCTTCTTTCGCCTCTGCGATCTCTGCTTCTTCTACCTTCATGTAGTCGCCATACACATGACATTCCGGAACCTCCATCGTCACGCATCTCGTTACATCGTTACCGTTATCATCCTTTACGATGACATTTCTAAATTTCTTGTTTTCCATATTGATTTTCTCTTTAGTTTTCAGCGAGTTTCAAAATCTTAGGTGCTTCCTGCACAGTACCTTCCATGCTGACCTGCCCGGGTACCTGGGGCACGATCTCTGCCAGCATCATCTCACCGTTATGGTCAGCGGTGATCACCAGGGATGTACCAACCGGGCTTGTAGGTGCCAGCTTACTGGTAGCAGATGCTGTGATCTTAACCACCTGTCTGTCCTCGTCCGGTTTCAGTTCCACCACCAGCGTCACTTTACGCTTCGCCAGAGGATCAGTATTTACATCCAGGATGTTGTCAATCACCTTTGTCACCTCGTAATCAACTCTTTCCTGAATCGCACCCTTCGCCATCTGCAAAAGGCTGCTTCTTGCATCTTTTTCCATGATTTCTTCTCCTTTGTTTTTTATTTGCAATCCCCATTGGGGAAGTGCTTATACATTTACCTACCAAAAGACGGTATGCCGAGCTGGAGCATGCGGTTAAGTATTACCTCATTGAGATGCAGGAATAGTAAACCGCAATCACTCTCTTTCAGGATAGGCTCTCCATCCCAAAGAAGCTTGCCGCCAATTCCAAATCCGCAGAGATACTGCACCGGCTCAATTTTGATAGTCAGTTCACCTGCCGTCTTATAGAAAACAGAAAACTCTTTTAATATCTGTTCCGCCTCAGCTTCCGCCTTAGCTACAAGACTTGGGATATCACGCCGGCTGCATAAAAAGTATGTAGGGTGTTCCTCTGCAAGCACACGAATGGAATTACTCATAGTGTTCCTCCACATAGCACCAGCTCTGGGGCGGTCTTGTTACCGTCGGATTAAAATGGTAATTCACACCGCAATGATTAAATTTGCTCAGTGGCTTCGGTTTGTCATAGATCACCAGGTTGGAAATGCTCCATCCGTAGCCAGTCTTTCCATTACCAAGGTATTGCAGGATTTCCACGTCAGTCAGTCCGGTACACGGGAATGGATAGCCGGGAAAATCACCAGGGTTTGAAATCTCAATACAGATGTCAAAAATCCTGCCGCACACAAACTCACCTATGACTTTGCCGCCTTCGCCCCCAATAATGCCATTGTGTGACTTATTCCACCGTAAAGGCGTTTTTGTTTCATATATGTAACATTTAAACGGTGCTTTCAGTTTCGGCTTAGTCTTTCTTACCTCCACCGTCTTTTGTCCAGAAGCAATCAACTTGCACCACTTAGGTTGTATGCTGATCAGCACAGCTTTTTCATTTGCCATCGTTCTTCCTCCTCGGGGTATATATCCGCTGCTCGGTAGATCGCTCTGCTTTTCTTACCGCCCCTAGCAGTTGTTCAAGGCCTTTTACCACAGATTTATTATCTTCTACCCATGTGGCAATGGGGGTAAGGCAAGCTATCTCGTCTTTGGCTTTTCGTCTTTCTTGACGAACTCTCTTTAACTCCTTTGCGTTGGCAGCATATTCATGGTATGCATGATCCTGCAACTCCAGTCGATGCAATATGTCCTGCGTTTGGTCATTAGCTTCCTGCTCTACCATGATCGCAATATTAAGCTGCGTGCTTGCCTCTCTCAGGAAGTCAAGAAAAGATTCAACGCCCTTGCTTATCATCTTCTACCCTCCTGTTCCATGCTTCAATTGCCCGGTCTCGGCTGTAATACCGATAGATAACAGATCCTTTTCTGCACCGGTCGTTTCTGCAACAGACACTGTAAACCGGTACGAATGGCCCGTCTACACGGACGGTAACCTTTGATCCACATCCCGGACACGGTTTTAACTCAGCCATCTTCACACCTCCATACTGATCTGCCCCTCCAAAGGGGTATTCTGCATTTCTTCCTTGTCTTGGTGCATGAGATCAATCTTTCGCAGTGCCATTAGCAATCTTTCCTTTCTGCAATATGAGCGAACATAACGACGCTCAGATCCACAACAGCTACCAGAACATCCTTGTTGAACACCTGCAGCATATTGTTGTCCCGGTCGATCTCCAGCCGGTCCGCATCCCTGTGGATCGTCCTGTTTTCCGTCAGCTGTGCAAAGAATTTCATGCCGTTTCCTCCTCCAACAAGTCAAACAAGCTGGGTTGCTCCATTTCCACTTCTTCTGCACGCAGATACCCGACACCATCGGCAAAATACCCGCTGTTCAGCTCACAGCCATAGCCCTTCCTCTTCATCCGCACTGCCATCATCGGTACCGTAGCCAAACCTGCAAATGGATCAAATACCATATCATCCGGATTGGAATATCGGTTTATGATCCGCTCCACAATGTCCAGCTGAAGGGGGCAGACATGCAGCTGCTTCCGGCGCTGGCTTTGGGATGTGTTCAGCGTTTTCATACGGTTAATATCGTCCCACACATCCGGATGAACAGAAGCAGGCGGTACCGTCATAAATTCTTTGCTGATTGCATCTTTGCATTCCAATGCATAGGACATGGCCACATGCTGATCGTAGTCATATACATGGGCCTTGCTGTACTCCCGAAATCTCCGCATCCGGTCACTCATTTTCAGCCGTGCCAGTTCTTCAGGCTTCAAATTCCTGTCACCGGAGGACCGCCAGAAGGCGTGGGCATCCAGCTGCCATTGGCTCAACGGATAATCTGCTTTATCCTTCGTCACCCGGACATCGGCGTAGGCTTTGGAACGGTCCGTGGGCAATTTTCGGAACAAAAGCACATATTCCGGGCATCCTACGCCCATCTTGGTACCGTCCTTGCACTGTTCTGTCCAGCCCAGGCGATAGGTCTGATTGTTTTCCCGGACCACATCTGTCACCACTGTGATCATTCCAAAGTAGGCAAAGCCGTGCTTCATATAATGCTGAATACACATAGCGTGGAACGGCTCCATGGTCGGCATACCCGCGCCGGTAACGCTGCCAAAAAGCACTCTGTCCTTCACATGGATGGCAGCCACACGGCCGGGCTGCAGAATCCGCAGCAGCTCCGGTGTCAGATAATCCATCTGCTCAAAGAATTTAGCTGTATCTTCGTTGTGTCCGAAATCGTTGTAGCTGGGGGTATACTCGTAGTGATTGGAAAAAGGAATGGATGTATGAATCAGACCCACAGAATTATCTGCCATCCTTCTGACTTCCTCCACGCAATCATTATTTACCAGTGTCCAGTTTTGACCTTTGATCTCCATTCTCTCAACTCCTATACTTCTGGCCATCCGTTCCGCCTGCCGTTCACTCAGAAGGCCGTATTGCATAACGATCCGGCGCATATTCTCCTGGAGCTTTTTATGGTTCTCCCACTTTTCCAGCAAAACACGCCAGATCTGCTCCTCCGCTTCGGTGTAGATCACATCGATATTGACCTGCTCTGTTTGCAGAAAGCGGTAAATACGGTGGATAGCCTGGATAAAGTCGTTAAACTCATAATCGATGCCAACGAAGATCGCCCGGTGGCAATGCCGCTGGAAGTTGCAGCCGGATCCTGACAGGCTTTTCTTTGTGGCAAAAAGCCGGGTACGCCCTTCGGAAAAATCAATGACCCGCTGTTCTCGCTCGTCATAGTCCATACTGCCGTAGATGTCCACAACACCGGGGATCTCCTTCAGTAGGCTGGTACGCTCATATTCCAGATCGTGCCAAAGGAGAAAATGCGCCTCGGGGTCACTGTCCACGATCTCCTTCGCCTTTGCCACACGGGCAGAAACGGATTCCCGTTTTTCTTTTGCCGCATCCTGAAGGCTTACCGCAGCATCACGCATCATCTTGACCTGACCGTCCTTGTCCACTGCATCTCCCAATTGGGTATTGATTTTGTGTGTCCGCACATCCAGAGGCGGCAGATCGTAGCCGGTGGCATCGTAGCCCAGATCGGCGGGACTGCTGAGAAACAGTGCCCAACTGCTGACCCACAGCCAGAATTCTTCCTCCTTGTGGGGGTACAGTGTCAGGTTGTTTGCCTTGGTGCTGTCCCGCTGGAAAAACCGGGTAAGGGCCTGTCCCGTGTCCATAACCTCCAGATACCCGGCATAATGGATCAGCTCCTTGTACCGGTTGGGGGACGGTGTAGCAGTCGCTACCAGCTTATACCGCACACCCCTGAACAGCCGCATAAACTCCTGAAAGGTCTTGGAGCCATAGGAACGCAGTACAGAAGCTTCATCCAAAACTGTGCAGGTAAACTTCCGGGGATCAATATTTCCATCCCGGACCCGCTCATAGTTGGTCATAAACAGGTTTACAGGCTGGGCATATACCTGCAGCTCCGTCTGTGCCATATCGGTGATGTATACCGGCGGCGCCATACCCAGAATATTTGCCGCATCCCGGGAAAACTCCTGCCGGACACCCAACGGCAGCACGATCAGACCGATACCACCTTCGTGATTCAGAACCAACCGGCTGAATTCCAGCTCCTGTACCGTCTTACCCAGACCAAAGGATTCAAACAGTGCCCGTCTGCCACCCTTGACCGCCCAAATAACCGCATCCCGCTGATGGGGCTTCAGTGCCGGATGTACATCCTCCGCCCGGACCTCAAATCCGCTCACCGGCGCCACCTGCACCTTGGTATGTAAAAATTCGTTATAGTTCATTTCTGCCTCCTACACAGCTACAGAAACCATCGACCGTTATTTCGTCGAATATGTTGATTTGCGATCGATTCATATCCCCTCCATGGTCAGCTGCTCTACCTGTTCAGATGCACGCTTTCCTTCAATATAACGCTGTGGATCTTTCCACTTTACACCTATGTAATCCAGAACGCGACCCCATCCGTACCATTCTCCGTTGGCATCCTGCATAACATGGTTCATCCACATCTCCCATTCTTTGGGATTGCGTTCCCACAGCAGGTCAAAGCGGTGCGGACGGTCTTCCATATGAATGCCGAAGCCGCACATAGAACATCCGGTCCTCTGGGCATCCGTTGTGTACAGATTTCCCTTTTCATCGTACAAGATCTCGCCATAGATGGTAGGGATAATAGTGTCCAATTTAGGGCCGGGGAACAGATGATGATTATGCTGGTACCAGGTGTCCATTTCCAATGCCATTGTGAGAATATCCTGGCGCATGAATGTGGCAAAAGGGCAGCTCCGCTTGGTAGACGGGCTGATGTAATTACATCCGTTCACAGCAAGGGCTTTCTCACGCCGCCCACCCTCGGAGGCCATCAGTCCCATGTATGGCCATCTGCCTGTTTCTTTGTGATAATCGTCACAGGGCTTTTCCTTTAGGTAGTAGCAGCATTTATCTGATACCGGAATGTCTGCTTCCGCATACCCCAAAGCTTTCCCTTCCGGATCAGCACCGCCAAACCGTTCCAGTATCCACTTGCGCAGCTGCATCTTACTGCCTGTCCGGTAGCCGCCCTGGGCTCCGGTCTCACCGGTGATGATGGCGTGACGGACTGTGGCATTTTCAGGTGTGGGGTGCTGCAGGTGACTGATCTTGCCGGCAACCTCTTTGGAGATCACAGGCCAGCCAAAGTCACGGATCACCTTAACCTTGCTGTACGGTTTCCCGTCTGCATCGGTTGCGGATTTCAAAGCGATTACACCCAGAGCCTTATGTACCTTTTGGATACTCTTATCCTCTAAGCTGGACACAGAGACCCCAGGAACATCAATGCCGATCGATCTAAGAAACAGGTACAGCACAATACTATCCAGTCCACCAACTGCTACATAGCAATTGCCATCAACCTCTGCATTTTTGTAGAATTCCCACGCCAGATTTACCGCCCTGCTGCGCTTGGATGCATACGGTTCCTTCTGATTCTTGCGAAACTGCGTAACACGCTCATCGTTCTCGGCTTTCTTTTCGAGGAATAACCACTCTGCTTCCTCCTTCTCAGTAAGCCTGTCTTTTGTTCTCAGCTCTTTGAGCCGGTCTATATCTTCCTGTTTCATATCCATTACTCCTTCCAATTTTTAACGGCTATAGCCCATCTCCTCATTCCACGCAACCTGCACCGTATGCCGCACCGTTGTGCCAACATCCACGGTCAGACCACAGTCAAAACACTGCACCCGCCATAATTCCTCACAGCCATTTTTGTATTTCGCATAGGCTACATTGTCACTCTTGCACCGGCAGGAAACCAGACGGTATTGACTGTCCGGCGCCGGTATTTCGATTTTAATCACATCATCCATTCTCATTGTCATCCTCATACTTACGCATAAGGGTCCTGTAGATCTCGCAGTTCTTGTAATGCTTACAGCAGAAGGTGCGCATATGTATCTCATAGTCGCTCCAATTCAGGAAGCCCAGGCTAATGTTGCTCTTGTCCACCAGACCCTCACAAGTAATGCGCTTCCCGCCGTCGTTCTTGTAAAAGGGACACTGCACATCAACTTGCTTAAACGAACCGCTTGGCATACGCATCACCTCCTTAATCGTTAGCCTTCGCGCTTGTTCCCGCCGATCAGCCGCTGGATGTTGTTAAGCTCCGCGGCACCCAGCTTTCCGGATGCACCTTTGGGAGCAGTGGCTTTCCTGTTCTGTCCACCAACAGCACCATCCTCCTGCCACCATCTCAAAATCGTTTCATAATGGTTCTTGACCTTGGCATCATTCTTGATGATAAAACTGGACAGCTTGTCAACATAATGGTCAAAGGTCTCAATGTCCATCTTCTCCAGCAGGTCCGATATCTGAGCATCCGACAGGAACACCACACCCTTGCCCAATTTCCCCTTCAAAACTTTAACAATTTTATCTGTGTCGTCGCCGCCGTCGCCATCATTCCCTGCATCATCGTGCAGATGTAGGTTGTTATTTGATACTGACGACTGCTGCTGTACATTGTTAGATGATATTGTATTATGAGACTGTACATTGTTGGGTGTTGATGTAGTTGTAGTTGGTTTACGGGAGATAACGGCTCGTTGTGTCTCGTTATCGGGAGATAACGGCTCGTTATCGGCTCGTTGTGTCTCGTTATCGGCTGACATACGAGATTTCACGGGGTCAATAGCTCGCTCTTTCTCGTCTGCTGTCATACATACCCAGTCTTCAAACAGAATCTTGGGCATCCATATGCGCTTGCGCTTTTTGCAAAAAACAGCGTACTCCCGTTGTAATTTCATTTCGTCATACCGCTCGCCATCCTTGTCTATCATCGGACGGACAAATGACCATACGATACTCAGTGCCCCATCCAGCTCAGGCACAACACCGCTTTGCCCATATTCCAGCATCGCCACCAGTAACCGGCCCTTGTCCGAATCAGGCAACACCCGTATAGGCTCCAGGATATCGAAATATAGCATTATTCCAGGTCTTGCCATACCGTACCTCCTATCTGCCGCAGGCGGTCACTTTGATCCCTGGCGGCACTGCCCTTGCAACCTTATTGATAAAATGGCCCTCATGGGATGTGGCATCACTGAGGTGGAGCAGATGGATCTCCCGGCACCGTCTCAGATCCATACGCCTGAGAATGCCGCAAAGCACATCGATCTCCATGTGGGTATTCTCCACACGGTGCCGAACCTTCTCCGGCATCTTCTCACACCGACCCAGAATCGCCTTGTCAAAATTCGCTTCCACCGCCAATACTCCCATCCCGGGGAATTCATAGGGCAGATTTACCGTATCAATGGCATATACCAGGATGTCCTCATCGGTCCTGCTCTGCATACAAAACCCCACCGGCTCTGCCGCATCGTGATAGGTCGCAAAGGGAAGAATGTCAATGCTGCCAACCGTAAACTGCTCCCCGGCCTTGATCTCGTGTGCAAGCTCCATCAGGCTGTCCGGCAGCTCCAGTGCCTCCGCTGTACCCCTCGTCAGATACACCTGCACACAGTCCTCCAGCAGCCGCTTCACGCACTGGCTGTGATCCTTGTGCTCGTGGGTCACAAGACAAGCCTTGATATTTGACATTTCAAACCCAACCATCTGCAACAGTTTTTTGTGGGTGAGCCCACATTCCAGAAGAATGTGGGTATCACCATCCAAGACCAGGTAAGCATTGCCCTTTGAAGATGATGCTAATGCTTCAAACCTCATATCGGACACTCCCCTCCACCGGCACTATTGTTGGTAACACCTTGCACAAATTGCTGTGCCGGATTTGTCTGTACTGCTGCCTCCGGTGCCTTTACCTCCACCGTAGTCACCGGTGCATGATCCTTCTGATACTGGGTAGACTTCTTTATTCTGTCCTGAGCCCATTCCGGCAGCTTTTCAAATACCGCATCGTCCCACTTATCCATATCAAAATAAAGCAAAGGAAGACTGGGGTTAGGGTACACATCTCCCTCAAATGGTTGCATTGCCGTAGAAATATTGGCATACTCACCTGTGTCATTATGAACAACACTCAACATAGCATTCCCTGCGAGCAATATTCCGGGGTCGAAATCATCCCATTCTTCGTCTGACATTTTCTTGCCGGTCCAGTCCTGGACGAACTTACGAAACGCAGAATTGGCACCACGGGTAAAGTTAAATGTACGAGAAAGGTCAATGGGGGTCTGCTTTCCGTCAATCTCCTTGGTTTTGCCAATAAGCTCATAGGTAAAGATGATCTGGTTCTGGTAGTAATCACCTTTCTTTCCCTTAATCAACTGTTCTCCAATGTCAATAACATAAACCAGAGATCCACGATATGTACCAGCCGGCACAGGAGGTTCCTTGGGTTTTACTCTATCCTTAATTTTCATAGCTAACTCTCAACTCCTTATCAGATTCACTCACAACCAGTCTCACGATCTGGCTGCCGCACTTCTCCAATTTGGTCACACTCTCGGCATTGTCCACGAAAAGAGGTACACGAACCCCGTAGGCGGCAGAGAGGGTGTTGATAATATCAATGCCCAGGTTGATCTTCATACCGTTGTTCACGCTGATGTAGGGAATACCGTCATACACCACATCACACCGATCCTCAATGCCGCCATTAGCCTGCTCACGAAACAGTCTAAACCGGGCAATACGGAACAGGCCATTGATGCTGTCTTCCACAAACTGGGTTTTGTACCGTGTATACGCCTCCATCAGGAACAGCATCTTCTCGATGGCCTCCAGGCACTCGGCAGCATTCTTGGCATCTTCACGGAGCTGACCGATCCGCTGCCGGGAATAGTCCAGCAATCCTTCCTTGCTGATAATAGCGGTATGCTCATTGATCTGCTCCTGGATATGACCGGATTCCTGGCGAAGCTTCGCTTTCAGATCTGCCACATTGCCCTGGATCTCATGGAGCTGGTTATTCAGCATAGCGATCCGGAACTGAATTTCTTCCTTGCGTTTTCCGTAATCAGCCATATCCTCGGCAGTTACCTTGTTATTCTCAGCCTGAGCAATCTGCTCCCGGATGCCGCTGATCTCGGACTCCATCTGCATGATCTCAGCCTGAGTACCGGCAAAGCGATCCTCTGCCATAGTCTTGGCATTCTTGGCACTGTTGGCATCGTCCAGGATCTTGGCAAGCCGTACCTGCTTGTCTGCTTCAAACTGATTCTGAGCGGCCTGCATCTGCTCCTGGGGGAGATTCTGACCGCAGGTGGGACAATTACCACCACTGAAAGTCTCGGCATTAACAGCCATCCACTTCTTTCTGTGGGCAGTGATCTGCTCATCCAGCTGACTAATATAGCTGCTCTCCGCATCCAAGGACCGCTTCTTTACGGTCAACCCGGTCTGCAACGCAGTCAACCGGATATTCAAACTATGAACATCCACACTGCCGGCAGTCTGCCGGTCACGGTATGCCTTGTTTTCACCTTCCAGAGCCTTTAGCTCCAACTCAGCCTCCCGGATCTCCAATGCCTTTTTATCCGCTTCACCGCTGTCCAGTGCCATAATCTGTGCGGAAATGTCCTCCTTCTGAGCATTCAGCTTCTCCACCTCTGCCTTGGCTCCATTAAAGTCCAGACCTTCAATATCTTCGATGGTCTTCTGACATTCACTGATCCGGGCAGGGATCTCCGTCTTAGCACCGGTAAACTTCTTCTTTTCAGCAAGCAGCTTCTTCTTGTAGTCCTCCAGACTCAGGCGGCCCATGCTCTCCACCAGAGGCTTAAACTGCTCATTGGTTGCCAGGATCTGAGCATCATCCATCACCCCGGCCACCTTGAATAAGACAGCCCGGCGCTCCTGCCAGCTGATCGCACTGGCAAAATGGCTCACTGAAGTCAGTAGTCTGAAAGTGTCCTCGTCCACCAACTCATTGACCTTATCCTGGAATCCATTCTTCTTGACCGGCACACCGTCCACATAATATTCGGAGGTATTTCCGTCATAGGTGGCCTCACTGCTGCCACGCTTGGTAGTCCAGACTTCCTTATAGGTGCGGCGCAGGGTCACTTCTTCGCCATTCACATCCAGAACAGCTTCCACAGCCGTCAGGGCATCGTGATCCTTAACCTCACCATTGGCATCCAAAGGCTTAATCTCGATGTTCTTCTCACCGTTGCCCTGGCTGTCCTTGCCAAACAGCAGCCAGGTCAGGGCATCATACACACTGGTCTTACCGGAGGCATTGTCGCCATAAATAGAGGCATTACCGCCGTTAAATTCCAGCTTCAGGGCCTTGTGGCACTTGAAGTTTTCCAGTACCAACCGCTTAATCTTAATTTCAGTCATTGCTTTATCTCCTTTTCTGTGCTAAAATAGCACCGTAGAATTTTGATTGTCATTGCGAACCAGTGATCACACTGGTGTGGCAATCTGTTCTCTATGCCGCCAATCCGGGCTCCTACCCCCGGGAGGGCGGCTTTTCTTATCGGTGGAAGCTCCAGATCTGACCGACCTTGAAAGCACACCACAATCCGGTACAGCTGATCAGCACCAGCACAAAGGCATCGCTGATAAAGCTGATCACCCACAGCCCCAAAAGCACCAGCATCACCGCCAGCACAATACACAGCAACACAACCGTACGCCGTAGCGCATCCTTCTGCAATGTTGCCTTCCTCTCAGCAACACGCCGGTTCAGCATTTCATAATCACTCATGGTTAATCCTCCTTTTAACCAAACTGCCACCCGGCAGCTGCACGTTCTTCCATCCAGCGCTTAAAGCTTTCAATGGGGATAATCGACCGGTTTCCCACCTTGATCACAGGAAAACCCTCCGTCCGGACGATCTGATACATGGTGGTTTTACTTACACCCAAAGCAGCTGCCGCCTCCACCACGGAATAAGCAAGCTTCTGCTTCACTTTAGGAATCTCCATATCTCATCCTCCTTTTCCCACCCAATCGGGCAAATATTTTAATTTACTGTTCCTGACCGATAAACTTATTGATAAAATACTGCTGACCTTTGCCGGTAACTTTCGGTGTCTTGCTCACAGTGGTGTGACCGTTGCTGTGGCTGATCACAGTCTCCTTTGTCTGCATAAGCCCCAACTCCATGCTCTTCTGTGTGGGCATATTGTAGTCGCTACCCTTGCGGCGGATCAGATAGCCGTTTTCCCGCAACCACGCAAACAGGCGCTTTTCTCCCATATCCACACCATTCTGCCGTATAATCTTCGCCAGCTCTCAAACAAGTATGGTGCTGTTGGATGCGGCTACGGAATCTGCAAACAGTACCTTAGGCTGCATTTCGGAGATCTGCTTATTCTTGCTCTCAATGGTCCGCTGTGCCACCAACAGTGCCTTGGCCAGGATCTCTTGATCCGACAGCTGCTCCTGACCGGCTATGTAACCACCGTTCTTGCGGATAGCAGGCAGCACTTCACTGGTCACCCACCGCTTGAATGACTTAGCTGTTGGCAGCTTGCTGGTTAAGATCAGGGAGTACAGACCGGATTCGTTGATGGTCGTAATAGGCTGTACCCCACCGGGGGTTGTCGTTTCGACCACCCCTTTATCTTCGGGGTCTACATGCTTCCGGATTGCTTGAGCGGTGTCGCCATAACCCAACACCTGTGCCACATCCTTACCAACAAACCAAGGCTCACCCTGGACTTCTACCGTCCGGATCTTTCCAAATGCCGGATTTTCAAATACTTTCAATTGATTCATAGTTATTCCTTCCTTTCTCTCGTCCCACTTATGGGATGTTTAAGCCAAAAAAATTTCTGCCTTTTCTACAGGCTCTTCCACTTCTAAGATGTCGCATAATACATCTACCAACTCACAATCAAACGAAGATGCACCGTTCATCTTAGAACTGAAGGTATTTTCACTGATTTTATAGCCCCTGGAATTGATTTCAGGTACTAAGCGCTTCTGTGTATACCCCTTCAGTGCCATTTTGGCTCGGAGTTTCCGAATGTCCACCATAGCAATCCCTCCTTTCTTCATTTGTCCCAAAACTGGGATATCCAAAGAATACCACATCTCTTGGCTGGTGTCAACCCTTTTTTGGGATGAAATAAAAATATTTTTCGATTTCCTATTGCATTTTTGGGATAATTGGTTATTATATAATATAGGAGGTGATATTTAATGTCAGTTCAATCTGAAAGAATTAAACAATTAGTTGAAAGTTCAAATATGTCGTACCAAGATCTCGAAAAATTAACGGGAATCAAAAAATCATCGTTGCAAAGGTACGCTTCCGGTGTTACATCGAAAGTCCCGCTAGAAGCCATTGAAAAGTTGTCAAAAGCATTTAATGTTTCGCAAAATTATCTCATGGGACGAGGCCTGACAATAGGCAAAATGATTTCGCAGAACATAGCGCACAATATCAGCCATCATAGAAGCGAAGCCGGACTTTCTGCAAAGCAGCTTGCCGATATGATCGGTGTCGATGAGGCCTATGTCGTTGGATTAGAAAGTGGACAAATTAAGCTCGAACAAGATGTGCTATATAGAATTTGTGATGCCCTGCACTTGATCCCAAGCAATTTTCTTTCGCGAGATGAAGATTTTAGTGAAGATGAGGAATATCTCCTGTCAAGAAGAGAAAAAGCGCCCGCCCTTACAGAGAAGGACAGGCGCAGTGGTATTGAGAAAAATATGAATATTCTTCGTATTGCTGGTCGTGATGGGTCATTTGAAGAGCGCGTACTGACAGACGATCAGATGGCAACCGTCAAGGCTTTCTTGAATTTGTTACCCGATGCATCCGACGATCTATAAGCGCCACCGCTTTTTCCTTCGGATGAATCTTTCAAACTGCCGATATACCTCCTGTTCCAGCGGAGATGTTAAAAACTTATTTCTCTCATACAGGAGTGCCATCCGCTCTGCCCGGAAAGAAGCCGCCTGATAGCTGATCTGACAGAGCTCAGCTATCTGCTCCGGCGTTCTGGCATCCAACGCCCAAAGCACACAGGCCGGTGCCAGTATCCGGCTGGCGAATACATTTGCAGCCTGCTCGATGGGGTTGTCCCTGGGAGACGGCTCCCGGTTCACTAGTTGATATGCCCCCACGTGGCCCAGCAGAATGTGTCCCAACTCGTGCGCTGCGGTAAAGCGCTGCCGACCGGCTGAGCACCGGTCCGAAACAAGAATCACCGCCTGTCCGTCAACGATCGTGCTTTTGCCGTCGTTGCCGTCTGTCGGGGTGAAGTACCGCAAATCAATCCCCATATTTTTGCATAGGGTACCGATTTTGACCGGCAATTCCGTCACATTCTCGTTAATCAGCACTTGCCACGCCAGATCTCTTGAAACTCTGTAATGCTTGTAATTCATACAAATCACCTCAGGGTATATTGTATGTCGAATTACAAAGAGTTTTGTACCAAAATAAAAAATCCTCCTCTGGAGTTGCGATTCTAGAAGATCATGACAAGATGCGGCGAGAAAAGATTGCATACCTTGCAAAAGCGATTGAAACAATCCCATCCTATTTATGGACTGGACTCAAGTGGCGATAGAGAAAGCTTTCCCCACCGAGCTGAAACGATAATCAAAGGTTGTATATAGCGATAATGAAATCTAGTCCGTAGTCAATAGCTAAGTATAAGATACACGACAAACAGTCTAATTGAACAGACTTAATAGTACAGGAGAATATATGCACAAACAAATCGGGCTTGGTGCCTTAGAATATGAATGCTGTGTTTTGGAGGCATTAAATAATCAGGACCGCAATGATATACTGTTACACAAGGAACTCAGTCTTTCTCCCCCAGATGTCATTGCGAATTTAGAGAGCATTACCAATTCAATAATTAAAGACAGGGAGTCGACAATAGCCAAATACAAAGAAAAAATCGATGAACTATTATTAGATCACGACCCTCAATCTAATCTTTTATCAAGCGATGCTTTGGAATTTCTCTACCAAGAATACATAGAAAATGAATTGCGTTTCATTTTAAAAGAAATATCGGATTTCTATAACAACAATGTCAGTTACCTGTTAAGCAACGAGGTGACTCATTTCACCAGATCTGCCCGGAAAATAGCCAAGCATAACCTTTATAGTCATGCTGCAGGTTACATTGTCCACCGTCATTTGGCAGCCAGCAAAGCAAAACAGCTAGATCAAGCTATTTCTTTGTTGTCTTCCAAGTTTATAACAGGGTTCCGTGCAGATCCCATCGAACGTGTTATATCGCAGAAGTATGATTATTTTGCAGATAGGCTTGAGTGTTGTTTAGAAATAGGAAATAAAATCTGTTCTCTATAAAAGGAGTACGGAGTGGTGGGCTCTGGCAGATCACTTTGGTGTAACCGAAGACTTTATCCGAAAAGCCGTGTGCTACTATGTCCACGGCCACCTGGCAACAGATTTGTATTTTTAACTATAAGAAGAGGGCGAGTCAAGTATGTGGATCAACATAGGCGCTATATTTGAGACACTGTGTAAAAACCGCCCCGGTGCTGGAACACCGAAGCGGTCAATATAGAACACCCACTCGAACCACCAAGGGGGTAGTCTACGCATTTTATAGTAGCACACCCCCTCCAAAATTGCAAGGAGGAAGCTATGTCAAGAAAGTCAGCAGCCGGCACCGGCACGATCCGAAAGAAAACCGTCACCCGGAACGGCAACGCCTACACCTTCTGGGAGGCCCGTTACACAGAGGGTTACGATCCAGGCACCGGCAAACAGATCCAGCGCTCCATCACCGGCAAGACCCAAAGAGAGGTGGCCCAAAAGCTAAAAGCAGCCACCGCCGCCATCGATTCCGGCACATACTCTGCCCCAAGCAAAATGACCGTAGCCCAATGGCTGGACATCTGGACCTCTGAATACCTGGGATCTGTCAAACCTGCAACTGTGATCTCCTACAAAACCGCAGTACGTATACACCTGAAACCAAACATTGGGGCAATTAAACTGGATGCCTTGAACTCCCATACCATCCAGAAACTCTATAATACCCTCCATTCCCCGAAGGATAATACCACAGGCTTGTCTGCCAAATCCATTAAAAACCTGCACGGGGTACTCCACAGGGCAATGCAGCAGGCCGTATCCAATGGTTATATCCATTTTAATCCTGCAGATGCCTGTGTCCTCCCCAAAGTCCTGAAAAAGGAGCTACAACCGCTGGACGAAGATCAGATCGCCGCTTTCCTGAAAGCTATCAGAGGACACAAATACGAAGATTTGTTTATTGTCACATTGTTTACCGGAATGCGTGAAGGTGAAGTGCTGGGTCTGCAATGGGATTGCGTAGACCTTAACAAGGGCACAATTCTAATTGATAAACAGCTACAGCTCCTGCGTGGCACAAAAGGTCAATATGCCCTCGTCCCAACAAAGAACAGCAAAGGTCGTACCATTACCCTGCCCCCAACCATTGTCAGTGTTCTGCAAAACATCAAAAGGAAGCAGCAGCAAAACCAGGCGCAGTACGGCAACCTGTGGACCGACACCGGTTTTGTCTTCACCAACGAGTTAGGTGATCACCTGATTCACATCACCGTTTACAAGTCTTTCAAATCCATCGTGGAGCAGATCGGAACCCCCAACACAAGATTCCACGATCTCCGTCACTCCTACGCCGTAGCCGCCATCAAATCCGGTGACGATATCAAAACCGTTCAGGAAAACTTAGGCCATGCCACTGCATCCTTCACCCTGGATGTATACGGTCACGTCACCGACCAAATGAAACGAGACAGCGCCAACCGCATGGAAGGATTCATCCGTCAAATAAACCCATAA